GCCCATGCTCCCCAGCTCTTCCGCTATATCATCCCATGTATACGGCGGCGCGTCTGCGGGGCGCGGCTCCCCCTGCGCGTCCTCCCCGAAGTAGTACAGCCGGACAACGTGAAATTCCTTCCGATCCGCAAACAGCGATATAACGCGGTCTATCTCTTCAAACCGCGCCCGCGTCCTGTGGTATGCCTTCACCTTGTCCCGCTCCAACTCTTCCAGTATATCATCTTCCGTCCGGTATGCGTTGCCGCCGCTTGAAGGTGAAAAGCTCCCTATGCTCTTGCTTTTCCCTTGAAGCTCCACGCGCGTATAGCCTTCATAATCGGCAACCAACGCTTGCAACTTCTTGTAGTTGAAAAGCAGACTTTCCATTGCGCGGAAGTAATTGACGTTGCCGCCCATGCCGTCAATATAGGCCATAGAAGCCGTTGCCCGCGCAACCTCGTTTATCAGCTCCCGCACTTCGTCTGTGATTATGCCCGCCTGTTTCTTGCCCATGTTCTGCACCTTCTTTCCGTTATTCTTCCGTTTCGGCGGCCTCTTCGCCGTCTTCGTCCGAAAGCACGCGGACGATTGCCGCCACCTGTTCAAAGTCCAGATAAACGGGCTTGTTTTCTGTGATCCCGCTGATATTGTAGCCCGTCACCTGATCCAGCCCGTTTCTTGTCAGCGTGAATTTATCGCACTTCGTCGTAAACTCAACGCCGCTTTTCAGGATCACCCGCATAGATATTTTTGCCATTGTCAAAACTCCTTCCCGCCGCTTTCGCCGTCTTCGTCTTCTGCCGCCGTCGCCCAATCTATGCCGCAAAATAATTCCTGTAGGGTCTTCACCATAGGGCGAACCGCGCGCAAGACAGATTTATAAATTCTCTGGAACACCGCAATTGCGCGCTTGCCTTCCAGATAATGGCGATAATGCGCAAAAACGGCTTCATACGAACCCAAGACGCAAACCAACTTCGCCAACCGTTCCGCTTCATTTCGCTGTACCCCGTAAGACATAGCCAGCTTTACAAACCGCTTTCTTTTCAAGCCTGCTTCCCTCCCATGCTCAAATAGTCCGTGATAACCTTTGCGGCGGCCTCCCAGCCCTTGCACAAGGCCGTAAAATAGCCCTGCTTTTTCAGCTCCGACAGCCACCGCTTTTGATCGCCGCTTGTTTTACTGCCCTTCTGCCGCTTTAGTTCTATGTAAAGCCCATGAAAGCCGCCGCGGGCGACGGGTAAGCACAAATCCGGCACTCCCGCCTTCACCCCTTCGGCGCGGAAGCGTCCAGCCTCTGCCTTTTTCCGGCTCCCGCCGTTCGGTACGTGGTAAAGCAAGGCCAATTCCGGAAAACGCCCGCTTTGATAGGCGGCCCAGCGAAAAAGGCATTGTTGTTCCGCGCTTTCAGTTGGAGCGGGAAGGGAAGGGGCTTTATTCGCGCGCATGGTCTTCACCGCCCTTCCATTTCACCCACGGTTCAACGCCGCCGCGCCCTTCATGGATCGCCGCCCGTGCCGCCTCTTCCGTGGGAAATAAGTCTTCCAGCTTCAAGCCGTCGTAATCCTCCGAATACTCTTCCGTGATATGCCAGCGGCACACGTTCCCGCCGCCCTCCGGCTCCACGGCCACGATCTCCACGGGAACGGCGCATAGCGTTTCCCAAATATCCGTTACAATCCAGCATTGCCCGCCGATCTGCGGATTTTCAATCATCTGTTTTCCCTCCGTTCCGTTTTATGGGCTTCTTGTCCATCTGATTTTTTGCGAAAGATCGCGGTTTGTCCGGTTCCCGCGGTTTTCCCAATTCCCGCCCGCCGAACCGCCCAAAGAATACCAATTATCGGCCTTGTATATCGTGCCTTCGTGTCCCGCTCCTGTGCTGGAATAGGCAATAAGCCCTTTGACGTGGCCGCAATACTTCCGGATATACTTTCGCGCCATTCCTAAGCATTTACTTTCGACAAACGGTGCGGTATCGTCAATAAAGCACATTCGCGTTAATTCCAATATGGCCGCCTGATCTATTTTCCGGCTTGTAGGCCGCCCCCACATCATGCACCCGATCACGCGCCCCGCTTCGTCCTTGAAACAAAGTCGAAGGATCGCACCCGCGGGCGTGGAATGCAAATAGTGATTTTCGCGCAACCATTCATCAACGGAAGTATCGTGCTCAACATAAAGCCGTATTCCCTTGTGTTCTTCGTCCGGAAAAATCCGCGCTTGTTCAATCATCCGATCCCGCCCCCTTTCGTTTCTTTTTTCCCTTCGCGGCCTTCTTCGGCGGCTCTGGACGGCGGCACATTCTCGCGTAGATATACGCCCCCGCCACGTATGCCGAATATTTCACTTCGCAATCGTTGAAAGCGTAATCCGGAAACAGCTTCCCAAAGATCGCCGCGGGCGCGGCCTCAAAGTCTGCCGCCATCTGTTCAACCTTCCGTTTGCTGATCTTTGTATCGGCTTCCGTGATTTTTGGATCGACAAGGTTTTTGCTTGCCGCCCAGCGTTTGCCGCCGTTCGGCTCCTTCGTTATATAGCGGGCAAGGGCTTCAAGGCCGTAATCGTCCGGTTGCAGGCGGCGGGAATTCGCCCAGCCCCGGCCCTGCCACAAGGCTTCGGCAACGTCCCGATCCATGCCGGACATTATGACATGATGGTGAACCCGCTTGCGCCTGCCGTCCCCGCCGCCGTACTCGATCACATACACGTACTTCAATTCCGGAAGGCCGTTCTTCCTGCGCCATTGCCGCACCCGCCGAAGATAGTTGCGAATATCCCGGCGCGCCTGTTCTTCGTCCGGCACGAACCCGGCCTTGTATGTAAGCGTTATGCAAAGGTCTTCACCCGTGAAATTCGCATTGATTTTCTGGATCAACTTCTTTTTCGCGTTCCGGTCATTCAAATTCCGCTGTGCTTCCTTCGTGGCCGCCTTCTTCGCCTTCCGAATTTCGTTTTGCGTGTTCCAAATGGGGAAAATCTCAACTTCAAGAATGTCCCCGGCCTTGATCGTGCGGGCGCGGTATCGGAAAACATTTCTATGCTTCAACCGCTCAAATGCGCTTTCTGTGATTTCCTCCGAACGGTCAAATAGGAATTCATATTTTGAACTGCTGTAAGGCATTCCCGTTCCCTCCCTGCTTGCCGTTAGGTCTTTTACCCCCTCCCGTCCCCCTAAAGGGGGAAGCAGGCTCCAAGGAATTAAAATGCGCCTGCGGGCGGGCTTCCTGATCTGCCAAACCAGCCCCGCGCATTGTTTGATTTTATCCCCCGCCGCCGATCCTGCTTTTATCACTCCGGCAACACGCCATCAAGGGCAAGCGGCTTCGCCGTGCTATGCACCCTTGACAACGCGCCGCCGTCGTGATTATCCAAAAGCAGGCGACGGGGAATTAAAATCAAATCAAACGCTATCAGCTTAAACGCAAGCGCGTTCCCTCTGTTACCGTCCATTTCTTAATACCCATTACAAGCCCGTAAATACGCCGTGTTTCAGGCGCATAGTTGACATTTTGCCGCCGCGGTGGTATACTATCTTTAGTTTGAATAGCTCTTCTTCGCGGCGACGCGAAGGGGGAAAGGCGGCTTGCAGGCAACGCAAGCCGCCTTCTTCTTTTATCCGTTGTTATAGCCTGCGGCCTCTTCGTATTCTTTGCATGGTGCTTCTTCCCGCGGCCTGAACCGCATACCGTTCAAACAGCCAATGCAAGGGAAGGGGCGTATGCCGTCCGGCTTCGCGCCGTCCCTGCGCTGTTGGCAGTCTTCCAGCTTCGCGCACGCGTCGCACCAGCACGCGCGGCAATCCCGAATATCCGTCTTTGTATACGGCTCTTCCTCTTCTTCGTCGTGTACCAGCTCCACGCCGCCGCCTGCGGGGGCGGCCATGTCCGCGAAGCCGCCCGCCAGCCCGCGGGCGAACGCGTCACCCATGACGGCCAAAGCGCGCGCCAGATCATACCCCAAAGCATAGGCGCACCGCGCAAGCAATTCTTCGTCGAAGGTGCTATTTCTGCTTTCGTCCATCTTTTCCACCTCCCTTCAATCCGTTACGAATGCCCACGGCCACGCCGTACACGATCACCACCGCCGCCGAAAGACACACAACCCCCACAAGGGAATAGAAGGCGGCAACCATAAAATCAAACGCCGTCATTCGTCCGCGCCTCCCTCTGTTTCCCGGCCCGATCCGAAGCCGTGTTGCGCTTGAACTTCTGAAACAGCGACCGGAACGGCCCGCTTTTCTTCTGGTATTCCGCGCTGTTGTATGCGCGGCGGCTTGCGCCGAATGTGCTTTGCTTGCCCCGTTCGCTCCTGTGGCTTCTCTTCCTGTGATTGATCGCACTACTCATTTTTCTACGCCCTTTCCTTTATATATAATGTAGGGCGGGCGGCGGCGCGTGGCCGCCACCCCGTCCCGTGGCCTGCGGTTACTTTCCCTTGCCGGAAACAAGCTCCAACGCCTGCGCCTCTGTGAAGCCCGCCCTTTTCAGGGCGGCGAAGCGGGCGTAAAGCGCGCTTGCTTCGCCGTCGCTGTCCGGCTGATCCGCGGCGGCCTCCGGCTCTTCGGCGGGGACGGCCTCTTCCGGCTCTTCCTGCGGCTCTTCGCTGTCCCCTCCGGAAAACGCCTCTTGAACGCCCTGCATGATTGCCTGTGCAAGCATTTCCCCGAAGGACAGCGTGCGCTCCTTCACTTCGTCTTCGTTGAAAGATACCAAAATATCAGATTTCAGGACGCAAAGCGGGCGCACGCCCCAGTAGCCGTGGTGCGCGCCGTTGTAGTCCAGCGCGCCCGAAGAATAGACAAAGCGCACTAAATGTTCGTAACCATTGCGGGCGGTGGAAAACGGCGTTGCCGTCCAATGCCAATCCGACGCGGGGGGAATGATGTTGCGGAATTCGCGGTAAATCTGATCCGTGTAAATTCCGATCGTTACCCGGTCTATGCCGTAGTCCTTCAATCCATCATCGGACGTAAGATCAAGGGCAAGCGGCAAGAAGGCTTCCTTGTCCGCACCTGCGGCGGCCAGCTCTTCCAGAAAGTCCCCGTTCAGGAACGCCCGGACGGAAGACGCGGCAAAATCGTTCTTGTTCTCTTCGTCGAAGGGCATATACCGCGTTTCGCCGCTTTCCGTCTTCAATACGTCCGCGGCCAGCACAAGCACGGCCTTCTTCTGCGGGTTATGCGCCAGCACCACCCATTCCAAGCCGCCATAGGTGAAGCGGCTTTCCGCAGCCAGCTTGCCGATCTCTCCGGTTTTCAATGTTTTTTCCATGTCTGAATAGCTCCTTTCAGTTATTCCAATATGCAACGGCTTCTTCCACCGTTTCAAACTCCCTTGTGGTAAGCCCGCATTCGTGGCACAAAATCAGCGGGCGCGGCTCAAAGTAGGTAAACCGCTCTTTTACGATTTCAGCCCGCCCGCCGCAATAGCGGCAAGGCTTCAATTCCGGTATGTCCGGCTTGTCCCGCTCGTTCACTCTTCGCCCCCTTCCTGCAAGCGCGCATTTCCCGCCAGCGTTACCCGCTCCGGATCGGCAATCGTTACGCTGTGCAAGCACTTGTCTTCTAATTCCAGTTTTAGAACCGTCTTGCCGCCCTGCAACCGATAAATCAAACCGGAAATGCAACGGTATTCAATCCCGTTGTGCGTGATAGGTTGCTGTGCAAGGAAGGCGGCCTTTGCTTCACTCTTCGTCATTGCCCGCCGCACCCCGCTTCCAGTAATCCCCCGTATTCCCCTTTGATCCAAAGAACTTCGGTTCTCTCCTGTCCGCGTTCTGCATAGGCCGTTTTTTGTACCCGCCGCCAGTCCGTCAACATATCGTTGTATATTTCGTTGTCGTAGCCGCTCAAAACCACCGAACCGGAATGCGCCTTCAATGCCTCTAACAGCTGTAAATGCTGTTCAAGCGTCATTTCTTCCGCATAGATGTGTTTCCGGCGCGTTTCCGGCGTATATGGTGGATCGGCGTAAATAAGGCAACGGGGATCGTTGTACTTCTTTATCAGCTGTTCCGCGTCCATGTTTTCTATTTGTGCGTCTTTCAGCCTCCACGCCGCCGCCGAAAGCCTTTCAGGAAGGCCGCACCATTGCCGTGGCATGACGGGGGAACGTCCGGTTGCGCTGTGCCGCCAGCCTGTGCGCGCCGCCGTCATAGTCCCGAAAGCCTGCCAGCACCGAACAAGGAAGCGGCGCGCGTCTTCTAACGGCTCCCCGGTCTTTTCATAGGAAGAATAATATTCGTCCCGCGCCCACGGCGTTAATTCGATCAATGCCGCCAGCTGTTCCGGCTCTTCCCGCAACACGCGGAAAAGGTTTACAACGTTCCCGTCAAGATCGTTTATCGTTTCCAGCCTTGCAGGGGGCTTCCGGAAGAATACCGCGCCCGAACCGAAGAACGGTTCAAGGTAGATTTCATGTTGCGGGAAATGGTCTATGATCCAGTCCGCAAGCCTCCATTTTGCCCCGGCGTACTTCAAAATGGGTTTTACATTGGCGGGCGGCCGCTTTTCCGTCACGGCTCTTCCCCTCCTTCCCCGAAAGGCTCTTGCCCTATCCGGTTGTATTCCTCAAAAATCCGATCGAAGGCGGCCCGCCATGCGTCGCCGTGCGTCTGGTCTTCCGGCGTGGCAACGTGCGCCAACTCATGCGCCAGCACTTCCACCCCCGCCGCAATGGGGATTTCCCCCGATACCTCCACCACGGGCGGCGAACCGTCTTCCGGAAAGGTTGTCACCCCGCACGCGCTGTTCCCGTTTTCGTCTGTCACTTCCGGTATTATGTACGCGCTGTATTCCCGATCCGGAAACAGATTGCCGAAGGCTTGCGCAACCAGCGCGAAGGGATCATTGCCGAATGGGGATTGAAGCCGCCCCGCCGCTTCCGCGGTCAATTTGTCCTTCATACCCCGCCGCCTTTCAACCGCTTTTGCAGGCGTTCCAACTTTCCGTTTTCGGCTTCGACCGGATCACCGTACAGAATGCGCATTTGATCCAGCATTATTTGAACGTCCGCTATCTCTTCGCGCACCGCTTCAATGCGGTTCCGGTGTTCTTCGCTCCCGATCATGGACACGTGAAGGCGGCGCACCTTCAACAAGGCTTTTGTAAGCTCCGACATTTCTTCAATGCACATATCGGTTTGTGCCGCTTCGCCCCACTTCTGCAAAGCCGCTTCTAAAACGGCTTGCCGTTCCTGTTCGCTCATAACCCGCTTTCCTCCCTTCAAATCTTGCCTTCTTCATACGCCTGTTTCAGCTCCCCGGCATACCCACACATAAGGGAAGGGGAAGCAATACCCAAAACGGCGTTTATGAACGTCCGGTATACTATGAACGTGTTACCCCGCTTTCTGATCCAAAAGGCGGGGCTTCCGCTTTCCGGCCTGATCCGCTTTAGCACCCTGCGCACCCCCTTTCGTTGTGGCCGCGTCTGTGCAATCGCACCTTTCGCCATAGTCAAGGTGACTTCCGCACCACGGGCAAACCTTGAATTTCACTTTTTCACCGCCTTTCGCATTACCAGCCGCCGCAACCCGTCCGCGCACAACGTCAAGCCGTGTTCCCTCTGGTAAGCGGCGGTCTGCAACGGGCTTGTTCCATCCGCATTCCGGGCATTCCGAAGGCTTGCACTTCTGCGAAGCGTCCGGATCAATCCCAAGCAGGCAGTTAAACGGCGGCTTTTTCTCTTCGCTCATTTCGCACCGCCTCCCCATTGTAAATTACCAGCATAGAAGGGAAGGGCGCGGGATCGGCGGCGTTGCCGTCTTCGTCGGTGAAGCGAAGCCGCCCGCGGATAAAGCG